CACTCCCTTTACTTCTTTAGCCATGTAATGATGCTTATCTCCTGTATGCACTTCTCTATAAGTAGCATTACCAAATGCTTGGCTGTATTCAGGATGAGTTGCAAACAATAAAGGAAGATCTTCTATTTTACAATTACCATGGTGATAACCAATAAAAGTTTTACCCAATACAACAGCTTTTATTACACTATGCTCTCTACTAAAATAAATATTAGAATCTGCAGCAAAGTAAACTTCTAAAGCATGTGCTAGGTAATAAGACTTAGTTCTATCATGATTACCTTGAACTAATACAACAATCACTTTATTACAAGCTTTTTTCATCATCTCAATTGTCTCCACAAGTAGAGAGAATCCCATTTCATATTCATCAGAATAACTAACAATGGTATCTTGAGGGGTACCATTAGTTGTTTGGTGTTGGTAGTTATCTGTATGGAAAAAATCGTTTGATATTGGAAATACTATTGTATTAATATCATACACTGCTTTTACATCATATACTAAGGATGTAGCTGCTGTAAAATATCTTTTACATCTTGTAGATGGGGAATTATCTCCATCAACATGTCTTTTAGCTAAATGATAATCAGATAAAGAAACTTCAACATCAACTGTTCTATTATTAAACTTGAGTTCAGGTTGGTTTTGTTCTTTGTAATTAGACTTATAATTTTGTAAAAACTTTGCAAAGTCTTCAGGAGAATAATCTTTTGCTTCTTTCTTTTTAGAAAAAACAGAAGATGTAAATTTACCATTAGGTAATACCTTAGACCAATAGTTAGTAATAACGTATTTGTCTAAATTTATTTTATGTAGTTTGGCAAGTTCAAGATCGTCTTTAGGCTCAAAGTCTAGTATTAAGGTACTCTCTAGAGTTCCCTTTTCATTGTTTACTTTTTTTATACTAGTCTGAGAATGAGGAGTATTTTTATCTGGGTATAATTCTTTGAGTAGTTCTTCTACTCTACTTTCACTAATTCCAAGTTTTTGTGCGTAAAAACTTTTACTTTTTTTCCATTTCATCAACATTTGTAATTGATGTAAAAGGGACTGGCTTTCAGACATATATAGTCGAGTTTAGTTAAAATTTTAGTAAAGATACAAAATAGTTTTTTAAAATACCAAATAATTTAAACTAAGTAGGTTATTAGGTATAATCAAACTAGTTATAAAATAAAAAACTCCTAGAGATGTAACATCCCTAGGAGACCCTGTAAAACCAACAAAACAGGATTTTAATAATTATACTAAACAGGCCACAACATTTGTTATTGCTCCAGTAGTATTATTGTATTCTCCAACATAATAATCTAATGGATCTCCAATAGATTTGACAAATACGATAAAAGATCCATTAGGAATTCCACTATTTATGTATGGATCAAACAATGTAGGACTGCCATAATTATAAAATAATGTTACTCCACTTGGAAGTGGAGAAGCAGCAAATACAGTTAATTCTCCTAGCGATACATATGATATTCCACTTTGATCACATGCCTCTCCTCTATTTTCAGCATATCCAAATAATTGATATTGTGTGCCTTCAATTGGAGCAATAGAAGTGGTGGTAGTAGTTGTACTAGTAGATGTACTAGTAGATGTACTAGAGGTAGTGGTAGTTGTAATTCCTGATATAGGAAAGTCTACATAGTTAGTACAAGCAGAGTTAGACTGAACTCTAATTACTGTAGATCCATCAGGAACTACTACACTTGTGTATCCAGCTTCTAAAGCTGCTTTTGATACAGAAACTTCAAAGGGAGCCAAGTATCCATCTACATCAGAATAAAGACTAAATGGACCTGTATCTGCTCCTGCTAATGTAAGAGTTATTAATACTGTCATATTTTTTTATTTTGGTTTTAATTAAAAACTTCTTATTGGGCGAATGTAGTCTAAACCAGCTTTAGCATTAGCATTCTGAAATCCAGTACCTAACTGTTGCCACCATGAATTAAAAGCATCAAATTCTGAAGAACTCCAGTAGTTATTATTTACAAAACCACCAATAGCAACTCTGTTTAAATATAGTTTATTTAATTCATCTTTGCTAGGTAAATACCAATCAGAATATCCTCCTTCAACTAAATCATTACATAGTCTTGCAGCAATTCCTGCTGTAGGACATTCTGCAACAATATCAATTGTATTTTGAGCTCCAGTTCCAAGTGCTGTACCATCAGCCCCTAAAATTACTGTTGTATTACATCCCCATTCAGCTAAAACAGCAAGATCTGCAACAGTAGCAACAAAACCATGTTGTTCTCCTAATACATACCCAGGATCTCCTGGTTGTAATATATATGCAATTTTACCTCCTAGTGCAGATTCTCCAATTGTATACCCTGATACTGTAGTAGTAGTAGTAGTAGTTGTTGGTGCTATACTTGTTGTAGTTGTAGTTGTTGATGAGCTAGTAGTACTGGATGTAGTAGTAGTAGTTGGTTCTGGCGTAGTTGTTGTTGTTGTTGTTGGTATTGCAGTAGTAGTGGTTGTAGTTGTACTACTAGTAGAAGAAGTTGTTGTTGTAGTTGGAATAGGACAAGAAGATACTAGTTGACAAAAATAAGCTTTTAATACTGGATTGTCTTCTATAGCAACAATGATGTGAGAAATAAACTCATCAGAACACATTCTATCATCAATCTTCTGTAATGCTACTTCTAGATTATCTTGAGATTGAATTCCTGTACATGCTAAGTTTGGTCCATTATATATAATCTTGTCACTTGTAAAGCACAAAGACTGACAGGGATCTCCACATGAAAATGGAAATGCAATTCTGTACGCATCATAACAAGGCATTCCTGGTAAACAAGACATATGATTTAAGTATTAAGGTAAGTATATAATGTAATAAGTAGCCCAAACAGGTTGAATGTTAGTATGAGATTGACCTCCTCCAGAGTTTTGATTTGTAACTTGTACTCCTATTCCTGTAACAGTAGAAGAAGTATTGGCTAGTTTTGCAAAATCTAAAAATGCAGTACCAGTAGTTCCTCTTTGGTAATCAACACCAGCTACAGTAGTGTAGGTATGAATATGCCCTGGATCAGTTACAGTAACTGTATTAAGGTGTGTATGTGCTGGAATTTGTGGTGTAGTTAATGTAACTATATTTACACCTGCAACAGCATTCAATGAATAATTAGGGTTACCAGCTATTGCTGGATCTACTGCAGGGCTCAATGCTCCCCCAGGAACTCCTGCTATAGCACCTACACCCACTCTACCTCTTTTATCAGGGGTACCATTTGATCCATTACATAAGTAGATTTTATCCCAACCTAATGATGCTAATCCTGCCCCACCAGCATCAAAGTTAGATAATGGACCATAATATTCTACAACAGTGTAAGGAACCATCTTTGCACTTTGTTGTGTTGTAGGAGATACACTATCTAAATAGGCTTGAATTAAATCATTTAAGTCTGCTAATTTTACATAGTTGGTATCTAAATCTAAAGCAAGGGCTACTAAAGCAGCATCCACTTCACAAAGTTTTGTAATAGTAGCTTGAAGGATATCATGTGTACCACTATCTGCAACTACGCCATCTAAACACTCTACAGTGTAATCAGCTTCTATATCTAAGACTTGAGCAGCTATAACATCTATTTGTGTCTGTAAATCACAGGTGGCTTTAATCAAAGCTGTAAATAAATCTAAAGCTGTAATTTCTTCTGGAACATCTAAATATCCTGCAACTAAATCACAGATTACAGAAGGTTCTATATTAAGTATAATTCCTGTTCCATCTAATGCAGATTGTAGATACGTAATAATAACATCTTCTACAAAGGATAAAGTATCCCCATTAGAAATACCAAATTGAGGAATATCAATTCCTGTATACCTAACACATTTATCTGAGACTATTTCAGCACAGCCATTAAAACAATTTGAACAAGACATGGTTATATTTATTTATATTTTAAAAGTTTTATTCTACTAGCTATCATTGCTACAGTGTATCCAGGGGCATAATTCTCATTACAAAATTTATACTCTAGTATTCTTTTGTAATTAAGAAGGTCTATCATAGCTCCTGCAGGCACTGGTTGATTCAATGAATATATAAGGTTGTTATATAAATTACTGGAAAGTTCTTTGAACTTACAGTTTATGTCACTTAGTAATGCAGGTATAGTTGTGCATTCTGGACAATTAGTTAATCTAGGAGTTAACATAATTTATAATTTGTTTAAGTTTTGCACCAGCAGCTGCACACATTGCACACAGACCATTTTTTAATTGGCATCCACAGCCAAAGGTGGCTTTACATCCTCTACAAGTAGCCATATTATACGAAGTTTAATAAGTAGTTATTACCTGAACAATAGCAATTATTTCTAATGAAATTATTTAACATTCTATCAGCCTGAGCATAAAGTTTGTTAGATTCATCTATAGCACAATTATTAGCAGCAGCAAGAGATCCTTGTATAAAGAAATATATACTTGTTAGGTCTACTTTCTGTTGTGTCTTAATAGCTCTATCACATTCCATCATATCCAACTTCATAAATGCTTCATCAAACTTCTCTTGTATCTTATCTATTCTCATTATAGTTTTTTCTACAAAGTTTAAATAGGCAGGAGCAATAGAATATCTAAGAGTGTACACTCCATCTGGAATAGGCAATAATGGCTCTCCAATAAGTGTAAGTCCTAAAGATGCTGAATTAAAAACATTAAAATCATTTACAACAAAGGGAAGAACTACTTTTCCAAAAGAAGGAACATCAATCTCAATAGTAGGAGAAGTTACAACAGGAGGATCTGTAGGATAGGTTGATGCATCTGCAACTCCTATAGTTAATGTACTATAGGTAGGTATTACTAATATATCTAAGTTTAATGCTGGCATATTGATTTTAAATAAATATGCCAGAGGATCTGAGATTTAATCCTCTCACCTCTGGCATAGGTTTGGTATTACACAACTATTGTTTTGATTAAGGAATCAAAGTTGAAGTAGTTGTAGTTGTAGAAGGAGCCACAGTAGATGTAGTGGTTGTGGTTGTGATACAAGTGCTATCACTAGCAACTGCACCAAGACCTGCAACTAACACTGCCTCAATAGCAGCACCAATTCCACTTACATCTGAGTTAGGAGCAGCAATGATCACCATAGAATCTTCCATGATATAATCACCCCACTGGTAAGCAGACTTGTTATACTCATTAAACTTAATGTAATAAGTGTCATAAGTAACACCTTGAGATACCCAAGACTCAAAGTTCTCGTTGTATCCAGCCATTCTGTAAAGATGCTTTAAGTAACCTGCTTGGTAGCTGTAGTAGTTTTTCTCTAATTGAGCAATCTCAGCAGAACCACCATAAGGATAAGAAGAACGTTGTACAATTACAGCATCAGCAACAATATCACAATTATCAGCAACAATAAAGTCAGCAGTAGTAGCTGGACCATTGTAGATAAATGTTCTAAAGTACATTCTATCATATTCGTAAGGGAAAGCAGCAACATCACATGGCTGACCATATACAGT